AGTAATACAATCGTCAGGGCGAAAGCAGGGCTAGGTACTATTGTGCACGACATCTTAGATATGATGAAAGCCGACCCTAGTTTTGTACTTGATTGGGAATTTGCTGAGGACTTTATAAAACAAAACCTATCACACGTAAGCATTGAATACTATAAAGGTGTTGGTGCTTGTGTCGAACGTGTAATGAAGTATGTCGAATCTTATATTACTTGGGCTCAAGATTACGCTCCTACCTTTTTAGGTACTGAGGTAATGTTGTATCACAAGGACTACGATTGGGCAGGGAGTTGTGACGACCCGTTACAGTTTGCTAATGGAAATGTAATGATTAGCGATATTAAGACAGGTAGTAAGAATGATTCTCACTTACTTCAAGGTGTAGCGTATTCACTTTTATGGGATGCAATATTTCCTAAAAAGTATGCGACAAGTTCTGTAGGTATATTATATATAAATGCAGACTACCACACAAAACCGACTTACAGTTTTACTACCGTAGAACTTAATTCAATAAAAGGCAGAAGACTTCGCAAGGAGTGGATGCAGATGATGGAATTGTTTAGGGCTCGATATGCTAACGCTGATGGGTCATATACTGTTAAACCTTGGTATAGACCTAAGGCACAGTTGAAACTAGACAATGTCGACCATAATTTTCTTAAACAAACAGAATAGGAGAAGACTATATGTCTAACTTTGACACAGCTAATAAGATAAAGTTTGCGATGGGTTCATCACAGACTTTTACTATTGCTAATTGGGAGCAAACTCAGTTCGGTATGAAGTATAATACTGCTGATGGACGTTTCTTTGATGCAAGTAAGGGATTGACCGACTTGCTACAGGAAATGAACATTGGTATGAATGCTCAAGTAACGATTGAGAAACGCTCTAACCCGGGCACTAAGCCGGGACAGCAAGACTATGGAATGTTCTATGTGAACAACCTTAGTTTGAACGATGTCAGAAATGGTGCACAGCCAACTATGGGTACACAAGGGACTTCGCAAACTCCACAGCAACCCAACTTAGTTCAGCACGCACCTGTACCACAGCAACAGGCAACTCCCGTTGCCACCTCGGATACAGAGTCTAGGTTATCTGCAATAGAGACTAGACTCTCGGCATTAGAAGGTAAGAATAACCCCGTTCAAAATGGGGACTTGCCATTCTAGCAATGCCAAAAGACAGGGGAATACAATGGGTCGTTGATGCGACCAATATGCACACCCCTGAAGGCAAACGTAAAGTACGTGTACTTAAACCGTCTGTCAGCGAAAAGTGGGGACTCACAGTTTTTAGGGTCTCCACTTGCTCGCAATGCAATCAAGTTTGGGATTGGTTAGTTCAAGGCGACTATTGTGACATAGCCTATTACAAAGACTTTCCTAAACTTGGCTTGCCTGTTCGCACTTGCTACAAGTGTGACGAAACACAAAAACCAACTAAGAAACCTATAAGGATAATCAATGACTCCAACACCGTTTAAAGAACAATTAGGTAAAGTAAATGTTAGACTAGAAAAGCCAATAGATGTTGATAGACAAGAGCTTTTAGTCGATGCTATGTGTACCTCTATGGAACAACACAGCGATTTGCCTAATAATATCTACTCAGAGAAGAGGGGGGAGCATCATTTACTTGCTCACAAGCTCCCTGATAAATATAAAATAGATTATATCATATGCACAGACTTCGGAAAGCAGTTAGCATTCGTTGAATGCAAATGGTATTTTAAAGATTGGACAACAATAGGCGACTATACTATTAAGTTATCTTTACTTAAAGTAAAAGACTTGCTAGTTTGGTCAGAGGTTACAAAGACCACTCCTTTCTTTGCAGTTAGGATGCGTGATGGCTTTTATTATTGGATGCCTACACGTGAAAAACTCTCCCGGGCTACCATACAGATGGGTGGCAGAACTGATAGAGGATTCGCAGGAGATATTGAGCCGATGGTACATATACCCGAGCCACAATGGGACTGTTTTAAGGTAGGGCAGGTGGATGTATGAGCGAGCACATAAGAGGTGGCTATATATTATTAGCTAGGCAGATGATGGAGTCGGACTTCTTTAAGTTTACTCCTTGCTGTCGGGAAGTTTATCTTTGGCTTTTACTTAGCGTTAACTTTGTTGATGGTAAAAGGTTTAAGCGAGGTCAGATGTTTACTTCTATAGGTAAGATTAGAGAGGAACTAGCTTGGTACGTCGGGGTTCGTAAACATCAATACTCTGACAATCAGATACGTACTGCATTGAACAACCTAGTGAACCACGATATGATACACACAGCGAAGACCACACGGGGACTCCACGTAACTGTCTGTAACTACGACACTTATCAGAATCCTGATAACTATGATGCACGCACCGTAAAGAGACGTGACCAACGGGCTGACCAACGCAATGAAACAGACAACAAACCCGAACTATATCAAAAGAAAGAAAAGAACAACAACAATAATAAGAAAGAAATAGATAAAGGGATTAAAGATAAAACAGATATTAGTTCTATTAAAGATAAAGACTATTCTTCTGTTAATACTTCTGTTACCTCTTTAGAGTATAGCAACCAAAGGCAAGAGTACGTTGAAGTAGTGAGCGAAGATAGAAAGAACTTGGGAATACTAACTAATGAATTGATAGAGGTAAGTAAGAGTTGGTTGCCATACCAACCTGAAAGCGAGAGATACCTAGTTCAGAGTGTGATTAAGAGTCTAGGGTTTGAGAAGGCTAAGAACGTGACTGAGTATTATGGCAAGCGTGTTAATAAAGAAGACACGCCAATTAAATCTTCTGCCTATTGGTGGAAGTCAGGGATATATGCTTGGGCTAATAAGGAACAAGCAGGTAAGCCTGTTGAGAAAAAGGTTAAACGTAAATGTGAGGCTTGTAAGGTAACACAAGAGTTTGAAAAAGATAACATACCACCTTTCTGTCCTTTGTGTAATGAAGGTCAACTGTTAACTAAACTTGAATGGAATCAATTACAGGCAACAAATAACCCTAGCCCAAAAGAAGAAGTTCAAGAAGAACCTACTTCAGAAGATGAGGCAAGAGTTAAAGCATTTCTAAATATGTTTGGGGAGAGTAATAGATGATTTTATTTGATGTACCATATATGTTAATAGTATTCCTGTTGTTTTCTTGGGGGTGTCTGCTATTATCATTATCATTAGTATTAATGGTTCACGCATTAAACAAGTTCGCTAGTTTCAAAAGTGAAAACAAAGTATAAGAACTTAACCACAGCTCGCAAGGGTTATATAGGTCAGGGGATTGTAGAGCATTACCTGTTGAAAAATAAGGTCAAGCTCTATGCCCCTGTTGTTGATGACTTTGGCATAGATTATTTAATATATTATAATAATATATATACAACAATACAGGTTAAGTATCATACTGCTATGAGAGAGGCTAACTCTTCAAGTATTACAGTTCGGATTGCTAGTACGGATGCAGATTGGATAGCTACTCCCTGTCACGTTAATGAAGAGACTCATATCATATGGTACAGGAACGATAGGAAGAATGAAACTTATCAGGTATCATTTGCTTTATATACGCCAAAGAACAATCAGGTAGAAAAAGTAAATTTCTATAAATCATTTTTAAAATCACCAATAGAGGAGAACAATATACAATGAAAATAATAAATGACTATTGTAAGTTAATGGAAAAAGAATACCCTGAGATGACATCTCGTTTTAAAGAGTTACAGAAGGAACAGTATGAATTGTTCTGTCGTAAGCAACACGACTATGGTTCAATGAATATATCAGTAGGTACTCAGCTTGAAACACCTGAGGAAATCACTTTATCTTTGACAGGCTTATGGTTTAGAATGAATGATAAGATTCAAAGGTTAAAGAATCTTTTGATGAAGGGTAGGAAGTCTGCTGTTGATGAACCAATGGAAGATGCCTTTTTGGATTTATCTAACTATGGTATAATGGCTACACTTGTAAAGGAACAGAAGTGGGGAAAGTAATGATACATAATAAACCAATAATCTTAGGATACGAATCAGTAAAAAGCAAAAGGCAGGAAGTATTTACTTTGGATTTACATTGGAAACTTAGAGATGAAAAGTATAAGTCTTCTTTCTTCGTTGTTCATTATGATTATAAATATACTTGGAAAAGTATGCCTCAGTATCTTAGAAGGGAATTCTGTGAGATTATGTGTTGGGATTCTTTAGAAAAATCAGATGATAGATGGGGAGATATTACTTATGGAGATTATAACGCTGTTATTGAATGGCATTTAAGATATGGGAGAGCAATAGATGGCTAGTAAATCAAAAGCTAAAGGCAATAGGTTTGAGCACGAATGTGTTGACAAACTTAAAGAGTTAGGATTTAAAGATGTTAAGAGAGCTTGGGGCTCTAATGGTCTTGCATTAGGATATACTGAAGATGTTGATGTACTCGCAGATGGTATTAAAATACAATGCAAGGTCAGGAAGGCTACTCCTAAATGGCTTGAGCTTGGAAACTGTGATATGGTTTTCTTTAAGCAGGATAGGGGAGATATTTTTGTAATCCAAAAACTAGAGGACGTTTTTAATGACAAGTGATACCAAGGTATACCGTGTAGGACAAGAGGGCGTTAATACTATATATAAAGCTCTTAAAATGCTTTTAAAGAATGACTATTCAGAAATAGATGTTAGTCACGTAGACAGACAAACTGCTCGTGCTATCGTAGATGAGATAGATACTTCTAGAAACCAATCGGGTAGCGAGACCGAGACTAAAACTGAAATCGATTGATTGGATATTAGATAGCCTTGACAAGAACAAGGATAAACAGATACGACAAAGGGGAAGTCGTAATCCTAAGAAGATACCTGTCGATGAAAGAATCTACGTGTGCTCGTGTGGTATATGTTGGGAAGAGGTTTGGACAGATGCCATTAAAAGGATTAACTATTATAAAGACTTCCCTACGTTTGGAAAGGTAAGAAAACAATGTCCGAATTGCAGAACGAAAAAATAACTAATACTAAGTGGCTTGAAGAATACTTTGGGGAAGAGGACTATACAGATTATCCTCAATGGAAGGACTTTATACTTACTTGGAATAAAGCACAGGATGCAATGGGGATTAAACAAACCTTGTGGGTTTTAAGGTTTGATTTTAAGTGGACTAAATCATTGTCTTGCCTACATCCTGAACAATACCCTAAACTCCTGAGCTTGTTACGTGTGAAATATCACGAACTTGTAAAAAGAGGTAGAATAAAACCTCAACAAAAGAGTTAGGGCATTTGGTTGGCGTTAGATGTTTTAACTAAGAAAAGACGAGTATGACAAATGAAAGCAAGAGCCCCCACCGATAAGGCAGGGGCTTTTGTTTTTTATTTACCGTCTCTGTATCCTGTACTGTCGTGAGACTCGGTATGACATCTGTTGCATAAGACAATACACTTCTTGATTTCTTTAAGTATATTCTCCCAACTGTAACCGTCTCGTATCATATTGCCAACATTGAACTTCTTGTTCTTTCTATGATGATGAAAGTCAAGAGCCCAAGTGCTAAAGCCAATATGCGTTTCTTTAGAATAACCACATCCCTTGGCTGAACAGGAACAGTTCATTTTGTAATCCCTTAGTCTACGTTGCTTTGCTCGTTTCTCACAGGGTAAGTCACGTTTATGACCGTGGTAGCAACTATTACCATTCTCTCCACAGCGATGTCTACGGTAGAACTGTCCATTCCTGTCTTTCTTTTTACCGTTTGATAGTGGGAATATCTCCATAGGGAAAGTAACTCCACAACCCTTACAGGTTCTCTCTCTTAGCTTGATGTTCATTGTTCACAACCCCCTCTCTTACTCGAGACTTGTGAATCATTTCCCAAAAGCCAGCACCGTCTTTCTTGTGGATGCCCTTGTAGACGAACATCCAACCATCACGGTACAGCACGTGAACCTTTGCTACGGGTGTCTCGTGCCTATTGTTAACTATATGAACATTCCTGCAAGTACCTTTCCTAACAAAGGTATTAGATAACTCTCTTGGTTTTCTCATTAAGCCACCTCTTTCTCTTTCACAGGGTCAAGGATTACAGTCTTAGGCTCGTCGTCTCTACCCCAACAATGTAAGCCTAGATGCTTTAAGCTATTTAATTCTAGCTTAGTATAAGCAAACCTACCATCGTCTCCTGTCTTGTCTCTGATGTTCCTGTAGGAATAATCATCTATCTCGATGTTGTTGTGGCAGAATGTTCTAAGATTGCTCTGCTCGTGACCTAGGTACTTTATCCTACGCTCTAACTCTTGATTAAGAATACCGAAGAGTTTCTCTTCTGTCAAGTTGCGATAGTGGTGTGCACGTCTTGAAGAATAATCCTCAAAGCGTATTGCAAACTGCACTTGGTTATGAGTTAGGTTAGGGTCTTCTACCTCGATAGCCCATTCCCTGTTGTAGACATCGACCTTCTCACAGCGTGGGAAATGGAATATTAACTTAGGCTCGTGTAGCTGTGCTAACTTGTGATTTACATCGGGCTGAGAGTATTGCTCTTGTAAACTAAAAGCATCTATAAGAGACTTTCTTTTGTAAGCCTGCTTTACGTTCCTATGCTCCAAGGACTTAGCGTGTCTTATCTTGTCGTTAAGACGCTCCTCTGCAACTTGTAAAGCCTTGTAAGGTTTCTTTACGTGCTTAGGATTATCATAGCTCTCGCCAAACGAGTAAGCAAAGCTAAGCCTGTTACCCGAGTACCAACTGTTGTCGTTGAACTTGCCAAACTTCATCTTGGTCTTGTAAATAGCTATATCTCCATCCTTGGTAAGATAGTTCTTACCTAATTCGATATGCCCCAAGTCGTTGTAGCATTGGCTAGGTCGCTTTATTGATTTAATATAAATACTCTTACTCGTGTATGGAGCAAAAGTTTTTATCTCTTTGATTAAATTCAAGGCGTTTCTTGTCGCCTCTTTTGGTACAGCTTTAAGCTGTCGTTGTTCTGATTTACTCACGGTAAACCTCCTGTTCGTTTTTTGTGTGTTAAAGAGTCATCTTGACTCAGAGCCCTGCGAGAGAATCGAACTCTCGTAATTCCAAACAGGGCTGTATTACCTAGTGCTTGTGTAAGTGTTCTCTTAGAACTTGTCCTGCATAGTCTTGTGACTTCTCGCCAATAAGACTAGCTTTAGACTTTAAGTAACGCCAATCCATTTCGGTAATAGCTATCTTGACCATCTTGGTCTCGTGGACTTTTTCCTTACCGTACTCGGTTTTAGGTGTCCACTCTTTCGTAACGTCTATAACTGCCATAGTAGTGTTATTCTCTCCTTCGCTTGTTTAAGTGTTATCCTACCCCTAAGCAGATGATTAATCTGCTCAAGGGTAAGAGTTATATTATTAATCCAACTCATAGACAACATTCTCCCTCTCGTATGGAAACTCTCTGACTTGTTTCATAACTCGATACTCGTCAACCCATTTCCAAGGAGAGCCTTTGACTTTCTTGTAAAGATAGCCTATGTCAACCAACGTCCTGCAAAGCGTTACAGGCTCGATAGGTGGACAATACCACTTGCCTTTTTGTTGAATCTTACCGTTGTCTAAGACTACCTTTCTTGGATGAGCATTTGCATACTCATAAGCCAAGGCTTTGGCTGTCTTAGTTGGTGGGTACTTGTTCCTATCTGCCATAAGATACCTTCCTCTTCCTTTGCTCGACTTGCTTTTTGTATTGCTCTATGCGTTTAGGTTTAGAACCTACCCACTCTCTGCAACAGTCAAGAGGATTCTCGTAGGTTTTAAGAACTTGAATAGCTCTTAAGCCCACATCCTCGTGAGGTTCTCCAAAGCTGACCGTCTCGGTTATAGGATTAACTTTGACAATGGGATGGAATACCCTATGCTTGGCATTAGGTTTCTTTACAAGCGTACCGAACTGCTCGATAGGCTCGGGAAACCCAAGCAAGTAATCGGGTATGCACTTGACCCACTCTTGTGCTTTTTGTTTCATTCTGACTCCTGTGTGTTGTTAGATAAATTAAACTAATTTTACTTGGTAAACAACAAGTAAATAAATTGAATGATTACCGAGGTAAATGCTATTATAATATATATATAAGCAATTCGTTCTAGGAATTTCATTATAACTCTCCTTCCATAAGCGACCACTCGAAATTGACATCGAACCAATGCAGATATAGATTACGCCATACCCACCTCTCGCTATCGCTTAAGGATAAGATTAGCTTGTCCATTCCCACCTCTTTGGCTACCTGCTGAAGTTGATTAATCTCTACTCCTGTCTCAAAGAAGCCATATATCAAGCATCCAAAGAAGTCTATAAAATCCTCTTGTGATGCTCCTTTGAGCTCATCCTTAGCCCAAGCCATAATATAAAATCTCATATCTGAGCTTGGATTATTTGGTTCGGGTAAACACTCTCGCCTAAGCCTTTGTAAACGCCTTAAATTGCGTTTATTATAGCTTATTGCAGAGTTAAGTATATCATCATTAGGGTCGATGACTCTGTCGGTTAACTCGGTTACCAATACCGACCCTCTGATAATCTCTTGGATTATTTGCTTTTGATTATTAATTACTAGCATAAGATACTCCTGTTTTGTGTGTTATTATTAAATTACTTATTTACCCAAGGCGTACGCTGTCGCTTAGCATCGTAGTAACGACCTTCACGCTCGCACGGTAGGATGTCGTCAAGATATAAACTATCTCGCATCATCCACTTGCTGAGGATATATTTAGTTTTATTTATCCATTGGTTTTTTATTTTCTCATTGTGCTCGTGCTGAACATCTGAGAGAATCGACATACACATCATCCCAAGCTCGTGGGCTTTCTCGTTGTTGCCGACATAATCCTTGTCGATGGTTTTCTTTACCCAATTATCGATTTCTTCCTGTGTACAACCGTAGCACTTGATTTGTTCTTCCTCGTTGAAATGTGACATAAATAACTCCGTTTCTGTGTGTTTTATTATTATTAATATACGCTTGTGCGTAGAGGGTCGAGGGGGAATCGAACCCCCTCTGCAAACCGTTGACCCTAAGGTGGTTTACTTGTTACCACCTGCGACTATGAAATTAACAGCCTTCATAGCTTGACCTATAGCGAAGACGATGTCCTTCTTGTTGTTCGCTAAGCCCTTCTTCCAAGAGCGAAGATAAGCACCACTATTCTCGAGGTCGACGCTTGTCTCTGTGCCAAAGAAACTAGATAATACACAAGCCCCTATCTCAGCAACAAATTCCTCTTTGCTGTAGTCGGCAGACCCGTGCATATGACTAGAATACTCTTTGAACCTCTTGAGCCTTGAATCGTGACCTGTCGAGTGAACCATCTCGTGAAAGGCTACTCTGTAATAGCTCTCGATTCTTGGATATTGCTTTTTAGCAGGCACAACAATCGCATCTCTTGATGGAGAGTAATAAGCCTCATTGCTCTCTATTTTCTCGTCAGTAAATCCACCTCTGAGGTTAGGAATATAGCCATCAAGAATCGCTTGAGCCTCTTTGCATACTCGGTCAATACGAGCTTTCTCTTCTTTCTTGGTCGGCTTTTTAACTTTCTTAGGCTTAGTAGGTCTGTACTTCTCGGGTACACCGTCGCTAAAATCAGCTTGGTCTAAATTCCAAACAGCAGAAGAGTACATCTTGATGGATGTTCTAATCTTCTCTGATTCGCATTTCGTACAAGGCTGTTTTCTACCCTTCACGTAGACAATAGCTCCCTTGCATTTGGTACAGTCGTCTTGACCTTTGACGACAGGAATGAAATCCCACTTGAGGACATAGACACCCTTCTCGCCTTTACGAATTTGACCACCTGCTTTCTTGATACCGAGGTAAGTTCCCCAATAGCGATTTTTGTACTGTTCTTGATTAGCTATTATAGATAATAATAAGCTATTAAAACCCTCGTATAACTTCCCCGAGGATAAGGATTTTTGAACACCTGCTACGAGAGTGCCCTGTGCATTCATTGACACGTCCCAAGGTTTATGCCAAGGAACTTGACCTTTCTCCATTGTGTCGAGAATAGGCTTAACTACTCTGTCGATATGTTCCTGCTCTGTAATTGGTTTGAACTTTTTCTTGAATCCCATAAGATTCTCCTTTTCTGTATTTTTGTTTTTGTGTGTTAATGCTCGTCTTGAGCATAGAGCCTAGGTAAGGTTGCGAACCTCTGAAAATACTCGTAGTATCCTAGGCTAAAAATTTGGTACTGTCGTCGTGAAGAAATAATTTGACTCGTCTTTATGTCGTCAAGCTACCTCTCTCAATTATTCCACCTACCTCCCTAGTATAGCAATTTCCTATACATAAATAATTTTGTTGAGAGAACCCTCGACATACTGCCAATAGACTCGTCTATCTCTATTCGATACGCTACCCCTTAGGACGCTCGTTGATTAGTCTGTCCCCTCTCGTACTCGGAGTAACCGTCTATCTTAGTGGTCGTTGGTAACTCGTTATTCAGTCGTAAACTCGTTACCGACCCTCGTGTAGTCTCGAGAGAGGAGCGAAAAATCTAATTGTCAAAAACTCTTGAAAGCCTGCCAAATTCTTAGTATCGGCTACCGTGGCGATGGCATATATTATAATAGTTAAATTAATTAAACAAGTAAAACTTTTAATAAAGTATAAAATAATTGCATTTGTCGACGAGAAAAAATATTTAGACAAAAGTGATAAAATGCTTAACATTCTATATAATGACAGCAAAAAGTAACCGAAATAGAGCAGGCTAGGGGCAGGAATTTTTTTATGAGTAAGACCAAAAACACCAAATTTATCAAGGGAAAATCAGGAAACCCGTCAGGAAAGAACGCATCTAACTTTGGCGAGATGATTCGTAAACACCCGAAAACATTAGACTTAGTGCAAATGTGTTTTGATATTGCTCTTGACCCGGAGCACAAAAATCAAATGAGAGCAACGTCTCTTTTAATGGACAGAATTGCTCCTCAGCTTAAGGCTACAGAGATGAAAGTCGAAGCGACACAGACGAGTGGCGTTATCGTTTTACCGTCCAAAGATAACAGGGTGGGAGAGAGGTCTGCTCCTGTCAAGCAGAAAGATTAATTGATGTCTTGCACCGTCGACAGCAAAGTTGCACATAACATATATTATGTATAATAGAGCTACTTGCACCGAGGAGAAAAAATAAATGTTCACACGCAAAAAGATTAAAATGAGACCCCCAACCGAGGGACACCGTGCCTGCGTATCCCCTAAGTCTAGTCTTTTTTTTTCAAAGAGAGAGCGTGCGTGGGTATACACCCCCAACCCGGATTGTACGAGTTTTAGCCACCCCCTAGTTGTGAGATATATATATGAGTGAAAAACAGACCTTTGCAGTAGTGACCACATTAGGTCTAGTTTCAGTAATACTTTTATTATACATATTGGTTAGCATTGGGTAGTGATTACAATCCACAGACAGCGAGGTCTTTCAAATCAGGGTTGGTTGACGATAATCTCAGTTTCCATATTAATATTAAGTGGCTTTTACAAATTTTTACTGCCATTGGTATTGTTGTGTATGGATACTTACAAATTGAAAATAGAATTGCAGACCTTGAGTCACGAATGGAATTTGCTAATACCCAAATTGAAGACCTTGTATCCAAACACATAGCAGAGGAGAACGCTAAGATGACAGCTCTAGAAGAACAATTAAAATGGTATCAGAAAGAATTAAACCTTAATCCACTCTCTAAGTGGCGTAAAAAGAAATGAGCGACAATGTCATATGGAAACCACACGAAGGACAGCAGACTAGAGCGTTATCTGTCGATGCTCATACCATTTTATACGGGGGTGCACGAGGTGGTGGAAAGACTGAGGCAGGCTTGGCGTGGCTTATTGAGCCCCATTACCTTGACAATCCCCAATATCGTGCGTTGGTTCTTAGACGTAATTATGACGACTTACGTGATTGGATTGATAGGGCTAAGTTTTTTTATCGTTTCCTTGACGTTCAGACTGTTGGTAACCCTACCGAGTTTCGTTTTCCGAGTGGTGCGAAGTTTAGGACGGGGCATCTATCAGAAGATACAGCGTTTCAGAAATACCTAGGACACCAATACCATAAATTACTTATTGAAGAGGTAACACTAATACCAAATGAATTAGACTATGAACGTGTGACTTCCTCCGTGCGTTCACCACACCCCGAAATGCCCCCTAGAATTTTTCTCACGACTAATCCCGGGGGGCAGGGACACCAATGGGTTAAAAAACGCTTTGTTAAAGAACCCAATGACGTAATAATAGGTTCTAATGAGCGTACGCAATGTTTTATTCCATCTACTATATATGATAACCCCACGTTAGTAGAATCTGACCCGGACTATGTAAAGCAGTTAGAGACATTACTTGAGGGAGATTGGGACGTATTCCAAGGGCAGTTCTTTAGTACATTTAGAAGGAATCAACACGTGGTCGAACCTTACGAAATCCCCGATAATTGGTATAAATATCGTTGTATTGACTATGGTTACCGTGCCCCTTTCGCTTGCCTTTGGTTTGCAGTAGATTATGATAAAAACGTACACGTATACCGTGAACATTATGAGGCAGGGCAAGAACTACACTATCATATAAATAAGATTTTAGAATTGTCAGGAGATGAGGATTATATGGCTACTATAATTGACCCATCTACTTATATAAGTAACCCCCAAAACACGAATAGGTCAGACATAGTAGCCCCCTCAAATCAGTCTATAGCTGATATAATGCTATTTAAGGGGATACCTACTATGCGAGCTAACAATAATCGTATGTCAGGTTGGAACTTAGTGCGTGAATATTTACAGGAAAATAATTCTAATGACAAAAAGGGTGGCGATATTAAAATCTTTAATAACTGTAGGAGCTTAATTGATGAATTTGCAGGGGCTGTCTATTCTAAATCTAAAGTAGAAGACTTAGATACAGATGGAATGGAGCACGCCCTTGATGCTTTAAGATATGGATTAATGCACTTAGGAAAGCCACATTTAGTTAAAGAGAAGACGTGGATAGAAAAAGAAATTGATTTACTACAAGAGAATGATAATATGTGGAGAGGCTTAGCATAATGATGCCAAACGGTTAATAAATATGTGTAAAACCACAAAAGAGAGTTATACGTGGAATCCTAAAAGTCAAGAATGGGAACTTAGTTTAAAACACGATGACAAAACTTTAAAAGAAATTGAGGATATTGAAAAACAAATTCAAGACTCAGGAGAGGATGCGTGCGTTCAATTTGAAAAAAGTTGGAATGAAATATTTTTATTAAAGGCAACGTGTGAGACTACTGACTTCGACCCCTCTACTATTTTACAAACAGGAATAATTTTCGCAAAGGCATAATATGTATACACCCTCAGAACCTAAAGGCGATTACACAGCGACAGCAGAACAGCAGGCAGTAATCGACAAAGTAATGGCAATGTTTGAATTGTCACGTCAAAGTAAGTCAGAAATGTACAACGAATGGCGTGAGGCAGAGGCTTTATATCACGGTCATCATTGGGAAGGCGTTAATATGCCTCAATTTAGGAACAAGATGACTATAGATTTAATTGGTAGTGCAATAGACACTATGATTCCTATATTAAACTCACAAGCACCCAAGCTAGATGTAATGGCTGTTGGAAATGACCCAATAGACTTTAAAATGGCTGACACATTACAGGCTGTTATGGATGAGTTTTGGAACTTACGTGATATGCAGAATTTAGTCTCTGAGCTACTTTTGGACTACCTAGTGTACGGAACGGGAGTATTGAAACTCAGCTATAATCAATACGATGATTTGCCCGATTGTGATATTGTAGACCCGTACACATTTTTTATAAATCCGTCAGCTACTAAGTTAGAAAATGCTGAATGGGTTATTTACGCATCTCCTATGCCTTTATATGAGATAAGAAAGATGTACCCCAAGTTAGGTCAGTATGTAAAAAGCGACAGAGAGTTAGAAAAGTTTCAAGCCCATAAAACTATAAGGCGTGACCAAGATAGCGATACTGTGGTAGCAATTAATAATGATGGTGACTCTGAAATGTATAAGTCAAAGTCGCAAGCATACAGAGACCAAGAAGAGAGTGTATTGTACATAGAGGCTTATATTAGAGACAATACAAAAAGTTATGTATCGACTGAGGAAGACAGAGCAGAAGATAAAGACCCAAATAAAGAGCGTGTTGGAGTGCGTAAGGTTTGTATAGCAGGTAATGTGCTATTAATGGATGGGGACACTAAATATCCATTCTTTAATCAGCAAAATCATATATCACATCCATTCCCATTTATTAGTATGAAAAATTCGGGCTCTGCCCATCAATTTTGGGGTAGACCTGAACCACGTAGGCTAAAGCATTTAAACCTCGCTCTAGACCGTATTTCAAGCCAAGTAATGGACAATGTGCACTTAATGGCTAATCCGATGTGGGTGGTTGACCAAACTGCTGACGTTCAAGACCAAATAAGTAATCAGCCGGGACAAATAATTAGAAAAAGAGGAGCAGGACAGGTAAGTATGCAATCTCCTGCTAGTATGCCGAGCTATGTATTTAATTTATATAGCATATTATTAGATATGTTTGAATCTGTTAGTGGTGTTAATAAAGCTACACAAGGTAAAGCAGATACCAATGTTACATCAGGTGTACAAGCACAACTTTATCAAAAAGCGAGTAGCAGTAAAATAGACTATAAGGCTAGAACTGTAGAGGGAGCGTTGCAAACGCTTGGTCAAATGTGGCTTACTATGTTTAAACAGCTTGGCACGAAGTTTGTTAACATACCTTATCAACATTCTTCAGGGACTATGGAGTTTAGAAGTGTTGTTGGAATGCTTTTTAAAGACAAAGATATAATGGTTAGGTGTAGAGTTGGCTCTACTTTACCTGAAAATAGGCAGTTTGCAGAGAATAAAATAATGCAATTAGCTCAAATGGGTATTATAACTGACCCCGAATACATCATTCAGAACTTAAATATGCCTGATAAAGAGATGTTAATGCGTAAAATGGCAGAAGATAAGCAGAAATTGGTAGATGAACAGAAGAGACAGATGGAAGAAGAGCGTAGAATGCCACCTGATTTAAGTCAGTTTGGTGGTAATCGTGATGAAATGATGAATAATTTAAAAAATAATCCTGAAATGTTAGCACAAGCTAAAAGTCAGATTGAAAACTAATATGACAAAATTAATTAATATAATAAAATAGGAGAGTTTATTATGTCAGAAGACAAACAAGATATAGTATTAGAAGATGGCGAGTACGGTGTAAAACTAACGAGCGACCAAGTGACTTCGCTGTTTACTTCCGAAGAAGAAGTAGCACCGAAGTTTGAGTCTGCTCCCGAACCTGCTGTCGAAACTAGCGAAGAAACTGCTACTACGGAAACAGAACCTCAGGCAACTGAGCAAGCAAGTGAAGAAGAAAGTGTTTCTACTGAAGAAGTTAAAAATATGGTATTTACGTATAATGAGCGTGAATATAGTAATGATGACTTAACTCTTGCGATTGATGCTCTACAGAATAGAGATGAATGGCAGAAATCAAATACTCAAAAGGCTCAACAGATTGCTGAGGAGAGAAAACAGTTGGATACTTTGGTGTCTAAAGTTAACGATGCTTTAAAGTCTGATGATGTTAAAGAGTATTTTGGTTCTGACCACGCTTTATTCAAGAGCGTTGAGGATTACAAGGGGTTGCCGGAACAAGAGAAAGAATCTATTGAAGAACCTAAAGCAGATGACAGGGTAACTTTTTTAGAAGATAAGATTATGCAGATGGAAGCTGAAACCCAAGTCGATAAAGACATTGCAGGTTTAGTAGTGGCTCATCCTGAATTGCAAACTAGCACCGAGGCGTTGAATGACGTTTTGGAAATTGCAATAGAAAAAAACTTATCTCTAGAAGATGCTTATGTTTTTGCAACAGCGACTTCTAACGGAGAAACTGCCTTAATGAAAGCAATACAAACAGTAGAGCAGGCAGAGAGATTGAAATCTCAACCTGAGGCGAGACCATCAGGCAAAGGACAGGTTGAAGAACCTATCCCTGTTGGTAAAGACTTTGATGAGATTGCTGATATAGCTCTGTCTAGGTATAACATAATGAAATAAAGGGAGATGAAATGGCATCTATAGACGCAACAGCAGTTGACTATTCTTCGCTTACTGCCCTTACTAAAGAGCAGTACATTCCGAAGTTAGTTGACAACATTAAGAAGAAATCAGTTCTTCTACAAAGGATGCTAGGTAAGTCAAGACCTAACGCATCAGGAAATCAAATCGTACAACCTGTAGAATACGCAGACAGCACAGCAAGAGGCTTTTACTCAAAGTATGCCGAACTTGATGTTGACCCTGACGAATTCGCAAAAAGTGCTAAGTATGATTGGGCACAGGCATATGCTAGTGTTTCAATCTCAGGATATGAAGAGCGTGTAAACGACAATCCTGAAAAGCTAATCGACCTATTGGGTGCAAAAATGAAGAATGCTGAGAAATCTTTAGCAAAGCATTTTTCTAACGCATTGTATGGAGAGCAAGCATCTAGTTTGGTTTCTCTGCAAGACATTGCAAAGCAAAGCAATCCAACAGGAATGACAACCGGCTTAGGTGGAATCACAAACGCAAGTAGTGCTAATCCTTGGTGGTTAGGTGCTTTCGTTGATGCACATACAGCTACAACTGATAGAGCTGTTATTACAGCCGATGCAGGTTTAGCATCCGGTGCAAAGCAGTTCGATGTCCAAGCTACGGTAATTGATGAAATTTTCCGTAAAGGTTGGGAAGCTATGAGTAAAGATTCAGGCGATAAGCCTTCACTCATAGTCGTGCCTCAGATAGTGTTCGATATGTACGAACAGTTCTTATCTGATAAGAAGAGGACTCCAACTATGGCATCAGGCGAAATTGCAGATGCAGGATTCACAGCAATGAAGTATCGTGGCATTGACTTGGTAGTTGACCCAAGTTGTCCTGCCGGAAAAGCGTACTTCATTAATGAAGAATACCTAAGAATGGTTCACAGTCGTAAAGCTAACTTCACATTTGGTGGATTTAAAGCACCTGTTAAGCAAGACGCTAAAACAGGTCATATCCTTTGGATGGGTCAGTTAGTATGTTCTAATAGAGCAAAAGCTGTCGGTGAGATAACAGGACTTGCTATCAATTATGATAGAGCAGTTCCTACCTCAGGCAACTATTCTTAATAGGATATAGTTCTTTGACAATTAGTGTAATGATAAAAGGGGTTGGCTACGGTCAGCCCCTTTACTGCAATGGCTAAGTCTCCTGCTTGGACAAGAAAAGCAGGCAAGTCAAAGTCGGGTGGCTTGAATGCTAAGGGTAGAGCAAGCTATAATAAAGCAACAGGTGGTAATTTAAAAGCACCTGTAACACAGAAAAACCCAACGGGTAAAGCGAAGTCAAGGCGTAAGTCTTTTTGTGCTAGGATGTGTGGTATGAAGAAAAGATTAACAAGTGCAAAAACAGCTAACGACCCTAACAGTAGAGTAAATAAAGCATTAAGAAAATGGAATTGTAGGTGTGCATAAATGAGCTTAGTAGAAAATATTAATAAAAGAAAAAAGGCAGGCACTAGCAGGTCTAAAAAGAATTCAACAATAAGTGCTAAAGCATACGCAAATATGAAATCAGGGTGGAAGAGTAAGGGTGCGTATGTCGGAAAGTCAAAGAAAGACTTTAAGCCACATAAAATGTATGACAAAAATGGTAAGATGCACCAAGCTAATACTTATGAAGAGCATATGGCTATGAAGAAAAAAGGTTATGGGCATACAAATAAGGGTGCATATATGACTGCTTTAAAAAAGAAAAGAGGTTATTATATGGGTAAGAAAAAATATTAATGAATGTATCTCAAATAGCTCAGCAAGTACAGTTAAGAGTAGAGGATAAAGACGGTGTTATATACTCACAGGCAGATGTTGCTAAAGCAATAGATTCAGCGAATCAGCGTATAGGTGCATACTTAGATAAAAAATATCTATCACGATTACTTCACGAGCAATCCTTAAATACCTTTTTTGATAATTCGGGAAATGCTTTAGTGGAAAGTGATTTACACGCAGATAATCAATTTTTAACTACTTATAATTATAGCTATGTAAACAACTCTTCAGCTCCTATGTCAGCAAATGGCAAGATTACTATGACGAGTGCACAGAAACAAAGTATATGGAAGGGTAGTTTTTTATTAAGTGACCTTACTGAACACACTCAAAAGAATCAGGCAGGATACGAGCTGTTGTTTGACCAAATAGAATCAGCTTATTTAATACCTAATAGCTTTGCTAATTATGGTGCTAAAGTGTCTGAAAGTGTAGTTTGGATACATATAACAGACCAACTAGGTAGGTATGAATTAGAAAACAGTTATATGTATACGCCTTCAGGTAGTAGCCCTGTTATGGTTCGCACAGCAGAGACAAAAAACAATGGCGAGCAAGAAGTAAAGTATTTAATCTTACCTGCTGACTTACCTATGTTTGGCAACATACAATTAATATACTACAGAAAACCTACAGCAATAACTAACATAGGTACATATGAGTTAGAGGTAGCAAGTGTGGCTCACGATGCAATAGTTTTTTTAGCCTGTGCTGAATTACTTAATAGCGATGGGGATGCACAGCGTTCACAAGATATGCACAATAAAGGTTTACAGGTAATAGAGGCATTGAATGCAAAGGTTGATAATATGGACATAACTAAAAAACAGAGTAATATTTAATGAAGTGGACAGAATTAGTAGATAGAGTAGTTTTACAATTTGGTACTAATCCACACAATAAAGCAATGGCACGTAAGTTTCTTGAAGAGGGAGAGCGTGATTTAGCTTTTTATACTAAGTGTTTTTTAAAAGACAAGACAATAGTCGCTAATCCTGATGATAATTTTTTTGAGATGCCTTCTGATTTTTTAGAATTAAAATCAGGTATAACATCTAACGAAAATCAGTTACAACCTTACCGTGAACAAATCAATAGAGTTAAGGTTGACGGTAGCCAAGTAAAGGGAACTCCTAAATACTATCTACTAACATCAGAGCAAATTATATTAATTCCACATCCTGATAGTGACCAAGTAGTTAATTTTCAATACATTGCACAGCCTAAAGCTGTAGAGAGTGACAAAGTATACAGAAAAATAAACTATAAGAGTTTAGATAATGGTTTTTTTCAGCAAGATACAGAAGTTGAAGGTTCAAGAAGTGGAGCTAAGGCAACTGTACATAGCGATTTAAACGATTTAAAAACAGGTACGTTGGTAATAGAAGATTCGTCGTTAGGACAGCATATTTTTAAAACTGCATACCCGGCTAATCCAAGTTCTACAGGTATGAGCTTTACTACCGTTCAAGGTAGCAATGAGTTTTTTCCCCCATCGGGAACTCTTAAAATGAAAAATTTAAATGGAAGTGAAGTTGGCGTAACATACACAGGAAGAACTTTATCAGGTACAAACGTCAACATAACAGGAGCTGTCGTTAGTGCAAACATTGCTAATGGAGCAACAGTTACTTTCGAGCAAGACTTTATACAGAATGAAATTTTATTTACTAGGGACGATGCTTACAACTTACAGCAAGTATCAGGTAGCTACACTTTTGCACAATTAGAATCTAGTTGGGATGAGTTTGGTTTAGGAGCTAGAGCTACTTCTTCAAGTATAGCTTTAAATTGGAATGATGTAGATATACTCAGCCCATCTATTCCTGATATTTATCACTTATATTTAGTAGACTATGCTAAGGGTTGTTTAGCAGAGCAAGAAAAAGAATATCAATTATCAGATAGGTTTATGCAAAAATACTACGCAAACAGAGAGTCAGTCAGAGGACAAATTAGTGGTAGGGGCACAGGCTCAGGCACAATGGTTGTTGCAGACCTTAGTTTTCGTGGTAATATTGTATGAGCCGAGTTAAAGTACCATTATTTGGGGGGTTAGTTACTAACGCTGACCCTGAAGATTTAGATAAAGCATTTACACCTAAAACTCATAATTTTGATACAAGTCAATCAGGTACATTAAAAAGACGTGAGATAGCAACAAGAGTAAAGATATTAGAAGATAGGGGATTTTCTTCTATGTTTTTATTTAGAAATTCTAAGTTAGCAAATGCAGGTGGTGCTGAGTGGCTAATATATTGTAATCAACGTGGTATTATTTATAGAATGGATAGGTTCTATAATGACTTATTATACGATAGTTATGTAGACAACATATTACAATGGAATCCAAGCAGTACGCCACCCGGTCAAGACTTTCTGTTTTTATTTAATAGTGACTTTACCACAATCCCTAAGAGCGTTACCTTTCAACCGTTTGGAGATTATATATTAGTTGGTTGTGGTCACGATTATCCGGCTAAGGTAATTCTAGCTATAGACGGTCGTAAAATGTTTTTAGATAAGTACACTAAGCCTACAGGTGTTTATGTTGAAGATTTTTATTTAAGATACCCACAAACATATACACTAACTGCTACTGCAAATACGACTACAGGTAGTTTAACAAATGGGGATTATTATTATAATTATGCACCTATCTACGACGGTGTTAATGAAATACCCCTAGATGAATTTTATACTAAAGATGTAAGTGTTACAACTTCAAATGGTGTTGCTCAAGTAGTTACTCAATTAGTGATGGATTACGATAATATGTCTTGCAGGCTTACAGGTTTAAAGGTGTATAGAGCATATCAGCCTGCAAACTCAAATGCCAAGTTATCTTATAGGCAAATAAAAAATATAAATTTACTCACACCATCAGGAGCTGAAGGTACAGTTATAAGTAGTAGTAAGTTTTTTGCAGGGAGACATATAATGTATTCTCCAAATGGATTTCCTACGGTTGATAGAATTGTAGAGGCTTTTAATACTCTTTCAAACTATAGTACAACTAAAGCAAAAATGACGGACAATAATAATCAAAATGGTATTTTCCGATATAAATTTTTTGTAGCAGGTTCAGAAGATGACAAGTATAGCCCTAACAATACAGACTATACAGAAGTAACGGATACTTTAACAGGTGCTACATATTATATTGGTGGTTCTTTGTTTTCTCCTTCAGCAGGTGTAGCACCCCCTGACGGTATGTATGATATGAATACTTATGACCAACAATCTTACAGTATGACTTTTAATGGAAATACTAACACTAATGGTTTTTTCTTTTCAGTTCCTATATTAGAAACGACCGGAATCGTTAATGATGATGGTAATATTGATGATGGTGGACACCAAAATTGGTGGTCAATATTTGATGGAGCAGATGTAGTGATGATGGTGTTTGACCCTGTTGCCAACAAGGAAGTATATATGGGTATAGAAAATTGCTATATGGGTAAGGACAAGATATATAGTGGGGAAAATATTTTTAAAACTATAAACAGTCACGCAGGGCAAGGTGCATCATTAACATTTGAAAATAACGGTGGAAATAATGTAACGATAAATGAAACTATCCGTACACACGACAGAAGAATGGTTGCATTTAATTTAGATAGTAACGGAGACCCAAGTCAGGCAATAGCAGATATAAACTTAGACGACAACGTACTGAACAACAATCCTACACAAGGTCAAAAATGGTCACATAATGATATAGACCTTTTTACGGTAACAGGCGATGGTGTTGAAATGGATTATAATACTAGCAATAAAGAAATTACAATTAGCTTTACAGATAAAGGAGAAGCAGACGGTAGCGTTCCAACATCTCCAATAGGAACTAAGTACGATTTAAGGTGGTTACATAGTGAGAATCACGGTGCACGTATGTTTGTTGCAAATGTAGTATTAGAACCTGATGGGGTAAGCGAAAAGCATCCTGATATGATTTGTTTTAGTGAGCTAGGTAGACCTTCTATAATACCAATAAGTAATTTTATAAGTATTAGAGACCCTGAAGGTGGCAGTATAAATGGATTAAAAAGTATGGGAGATAGCCTTGTTGTACTTATGCAGTATGGTATCTACAGACTTAGAGTGCCAAGTATAGACCCTGCATCGTACAGCATAGTAGAAAGTAATGAACATATAGGGTGTGTTGCTCCGAACGCTATTGTAAAGGTTGAAGATACAGTTTACTTTTGTGGTGCAAATAATATTTATTCAATAAACTCAGCTTTTCAAATTAATCCTATAGCGTCACCTATTTTAAATAAATGGATTGCAGAATTACAAAAAGAATTAACAATAGCAGAGTTTGACCCGATTAAAGAATTAATAATTTTTAGGTTTGGTAGGGTTAAAGCAGATGCCTATGAGTATAATATAAGAACAGGCGAATGGAATAAGGTTCAAGTGCAAGGAGATATTAGCTCAATGGCAATAGGTCAGGACGGTTATTTGCACTTTGGAGACAATGTACATTTAGATATAACAAGGGCTGATGGCAATGATAATGACGAGCCTGACCCACCTGACCCTGATGACTCTGACCCTGACCCTGAACCCGACCCGGATAATTATGTTGACACAAGCGACAATATTTGGGACAGCACAGATACTATAGTAAATGAACAAAACACTAACACAGGATTTTTTGCTAAATTTGTTTGGAAGAATATGGAAGTGACAAGTGGCAGTAATATTTTAGAAGGCTCTAACCTTGCAAGCTCAGGCATAGGAGTAGGTCAGGTTGTATCGGGATATGGTATACCTGAGGGTGCTACTGTTACATCAATCAATACAAATGCAGGGGAAGTTGACATAAGTGCTAATGCAACAGAATCAAGCCCAAGTGACACAGGATTTTCTTCTTTAACATTTACAGGACAAGATGGTTCAACTACATTTTTTGGACAAAGACAATTTAACAATACAACAGATTTATATGAATATGTCTTAGAAGATGATGATTTTTCAAATTCTAATACAAAGTTTACTAATGGTTATTTTTGTGATGAAGATTACATATTTTTAAGAATAATTAACGACAACATAACAAGGAACTCTATTAGTCAATCTAGGAAGTTAATTAAAGCTGAGGTACTTAGGTTAGACCCTGTAGGGTATGGCGATACACCTCAACAGTTAAAGTTCTCTCCTGTACTAACTAAGGTTGAGGGATTTTTAACTACACCTTTAATGGTATATTTTTTTCAAAACCAATTAGATATTTTAGCTACTAGCTACATATATCAATCAGGAGACCACTCAACTTACGGAGCAGGTACGGATGACCCTTATCATAACGAATCTATTATAGTTGTTAAATGGAAAAATAGCGTAACAACTCAACAAGACGCTATATTCTTTCAAGGAACAAACACTTTTGAGCTACTTATTCCTGATGTATATAATTGGAGAAAATGGGTAGATATAAAACCTGATGCAAACTCAGACCAAGACGATGGCGAAAGCTCAGGAAACTTTACAGCCCCCTCAATACAAACTGTAAACACTAGCACAGCTACAACAGATACAAACGGTTCAGGCGATAATTATTTACACTTTCCATATTGGAGTAGGCTCTGCCATCACGGTAATGAATTTAGTTTTATCAATGATAATACTTATGATACATTAGCCCAAGAGATGGCAATATCCGGACAGAACTATGTTAAAGCTCGATATATGGGAACAACCTCTCACAATGTTCACAAGTTTGGAAATACAGCAACTTATCATTTTCAATTTTTTCACGTATATCAATATGATGAAAACTCTAATGGTGCGTATCAAAGATATAGACCAATAAAGAATGTTTCTAATAGTGCATATTACGGAGAGGTTGCATATGCAATTATATATAGACTTACAGATATTGAAGAAAATGATGATGATTATAATAGTAGCATACAAAGTGCTTACCCTTTAAATCAAATGGCTACAACAAGTATGGGCTTTGACCCCTTAGAAGAAGAAATGGTAGAATTATTTAATTATTATCCATCTAGCCCTCTAGAACCCGAACAGGGAATTGTACCTATGGCAGGTTGGCTAGAAAAAGGAGTAGAACAGTAATGGCACAAGCAGACCCTCCAAATCATCAGGTATACACACCACCTGATTCAGGATTAACTTCTAGACCTACTTATACTTATCAGACAGCAGGAGCATCTGCTGTATGGAGATTACGGGCTATAAATGGGAGCTCTGTAGGACAAGAATTATTTGCATCTGTTAGAGAAACTAAATGGTTTGAATTGGGTAGCTATTCAAAAACTAAAAAGATTCGTAGAGTATCTATGAGTTATTTTAGTGCCAAACCTATTACAGTATCTGTATATAAAGATTTTGAAGATGTGCCCTGCCACACTCTTATATTTCCTAAGTCAAATAAACGTACTTTGAAAGAAATAAAAGCATCTGCTAGAGCTCACACTTTAAAGTTAAAGATAACTACAGGAATTTGGGTTACAGGTGGAGTAGAGATATATGGTATAGAAGTGGATGTAGCTGATGAGTAGGGAAGACGATTTAAAGTTTTTACAGGACGATGTAATGGGAAAACAAAATGCTATAAAGTTTTCTAATGATTTCAATGATTTAGATAAATTGGCAAATGGCTCTTTTATGTTTATTGTATTATCTCAAGGTGGCTTATCTACTACGGGAACAGCTAATAACCCTGTATTCGACCCACCTAATGACGAAGTGGGATTATATGTTAAATTTAATAATAGAAAATATAAAGTAAAATTAGATGAGGTATCCTAAATGACAGGTTTAGAATTAATGGCTTTAGCCTCTGCTATACAAGCAGGTGGCAAAATGGTAAAGGGTGGTTTCGATTGGCTAAACGCAGGTAGTAAAATATCAGGTGCAGAGGCTGAGAGAATGAGAAAATTAAGAGAGCGTATTAACGCAAAGGTAATATCAGACCAAGATGTTGCCCGTGCAGAACAATTTGGCACGAGAAGAGCAACTAGCACAATGAACCAAGCTGTTGAGGCAGGCAGAGGTGCTCTAGCACAACAGGGATTAGGTAATAGCATTATATCAAGTCAAGTAGGTTTAAAAGAGGCACAAAATTTAGCAGACGCACAGAGCACTCAGGCTATACAAACAAGACAGAGTCAAGCACAAATTAATAAAGAGGCATCACAAAGAGCTGAAGACCAACTTTCGGCAATGAGACAGCAGTTAGCTGAAAGGCGTAAGGCACAAAGACAGCAAGGTGCGAGCGATTTTATTAGTGGTGGTATGGACTTAATAACTTTAGGAGCACAGCAAAAGATGGCAGGTGGTTTTACTAAGAGTGACCCTATAGACCCAATAACCATAATGAAACCAAAAAAAGATGGTTTTAAAATACCTGACTATATAGCACCTGAAATAAAATTACCAAAATCAATAAATGATTTAGAGTCAGACACGCCAAGTTTCGGATAAGGAGATATTATGAGCACCCCAAGAGATTTATACAATCAGTATCACAAAGCAATGATGGATGCACGCATTGAGGCTAATAAGCAATTAGCTAAAGATGCTATGAAAAGATACGAAATAGACCAAAGAGCTAAAGCATATTCAGATAAGAATGCAACTGAGCAAAAAAGGTTAAAGGATTTAAACAGACGTGAGTATTACAAGATATACGTAGATGCTATGGGAAAGATGGCAGAATTTGACGGTAAAAACCCTATGCACCAAATTGAGAAAGAGGGAGAAGGGAAAGATGCTGTATACTACATAGGTGTTGGAGAAGAAAGACAGGAAATATCTTCTAAAGCATATCTTCAATATAATCAAGAAAACCTAAATACTATAAAACTTAGAAACTTAGTAATGGGTGGTTATATTCAAGGTATTAAAAACGGTAGAGACTACGACCCTGACCAAGTGCAGAGAGCCTTAAACGAAAAAGCTAAGAATCCTAACAATCCACCTAGTGGAGTAATACAATCATCAGATGGTACTGTTAAAATAAAAGATAAAAACGATGGGGTTGCTAAAGATATAAAACAAAAAACTGACGAAGATTTAGCAGATGAAACTCTTGATTTAGAAGGTGAAGAGGGTAGTTGGTTCTCAAGCACATCCGTCGGTAGAGGTATAGAAAGAGATTTGAATGACCCTAACTCTCCTACTAGGGCAGTAGCCGATTGGGTCAATAATATGGGAACTAAACCGGGAACAGGAGACCCCGGTGGTGCAGTTGGGGAAGACAGTAATAGGTTTGGTGGAACATTATATACTGACCCGGCATCTAGTACAAGTACCTCAGGGGTATTAATGAATCAAGCAGGAAAACCTATGACTACTCAAGAAGGTATGGGAAATATTTTAAATAAAGGTGGTATAAACGCAGGTTCTCCTGTTGGTAATTCAGGTGGATTTCAAAATAGCCCCTTGTACAAAGCTCCTCCTAAAAGCGTTATGGATTCTGTTAGTAATATAACAGTACCTGATAAAAATATATTTAACTTAAGAGACCTTAGCATTGACCATTATTCAAAGGCTTTACAGAGTAAAATAAAAAAATAGATGAGTAACGAATGGCTATATGACGGGGTAATGTCTTTTGAGAACCCTGATTACGAAACACCTGATTCTAACTTTTACAACAACCCCTTTGGGGTTTCTGTGTATACAGATTGGATGTCTGAGTATGGTGCTGTTCGTAGTGGTACTTCCCCTGATATAGTTAATGCAGGTGGCGAAGTAATGCCACGTCCTGCATTCCCTACATTAGATAGTGGAATGGCTGTAGGTAGGGCAATTATAGACAATCAATGGGAGCAGTCAGGTGGAGACTATTTAGAATTTGTTAAAAACTATGTCTATGGAAATGACAAACCCTTTGATGAAATTATACCTTCAGAGCAAGAAAAGTTACAGAATTATGCAGGGCATTTAGAGCAATACAGGAATCACGCTAATCAAAAATCAGAATTAGAAACTGTTGTTGGAGACATAGAAAAGTCTGTAGAAGTGTCTTTTTATAAGAACTCTTTATATGAAATGTACCCCGACCAAATACAGGCTATTGATAATGCAATAGAGCAAGGTGGGTTAGGTGTTGACGACCTTATGTATCAATTAGATAAAAACGTCCCTAAAGTACCTGCTAGGTTAGACGATGAGGTATTTACCTTAAACAACTTAGGTATAATGAAAGATGCTTTTGATTCAGGCGTAGGTGGTATGGTATCTGACTTAGGTGGAATGTTTGAGTGGTGGGGATATGAAGACATAGGTGGTGCTGTAAAAGATTGGGGAGACAGCGTACAGAAGAGTAACGCTATTGAACAACCTGATTATACATTTGACTATGAACACTTAGGAAGTAAAGAATTTTGGATGGTAGACGCACCAAGAGCACTACCCTCTATGTTATCTCTTATGATACCTTATTTTGGATTTGGTAGAGTAGGACAAGGAATATATCGTGGATTACCTTACGCTAAAAAGTTTGCTGACATAGAAAGGTCTTTTAGAGGCACAAGAAAAGGTGCTCAGGCTATTAAGTCTATGAGAAAAGGCGAGGCTATATCTGCATCTATTACAGGTGCAGTAGGTGGTAGACAGGCAGAGTCACTTATAGAGGCAGGTGGCGTATGGAATCATATGAAGGAACAGGGTTATACTGACGAACAAGCAGGGGTAGCAGGTTGGGAAGTATATAAACAAAATCAAAAATTATTAACATCAGACGTAGCACAGCTATACGGTATATACGGTAGGTTACCATTTAAACTTGCTAACAATTTTGGTAATTGGTTTAGAGGTGCAGGTATAGCAACAGGCGTAGTAGCTGAAGGTTATGAAGAAGTATTACAAAGTTATTTTACTGACTTAGGTAAGGCTGTTGCAGATGACAGCATAGAAGACCCTGAGTTAGTATTGGATGTAAGAAAATTAGACCCTGAGACAAAAAAGGCTTTTGCAATAGGTGTTCTAGGTGGTGGTGCATTTGAAGGTGCAGGCAGACTGCTTACTAGCAACGCAACAGACAAACAAATTGACGAAATGCTTGAAGAAACATATGTTAGATATGAAGATAGAAAAGAAGCGTTTGCTAATGCAAAAGAAGATATGGATGTCGAGATGGGCGAATTTATTAGTGAGGCTCAAGGCTTAGGTGCACTTAAAGACAAGATAAGATTTTTATTTTCTGATAAACAGTTATTAGACAATTTTTCTGAGGATGAAGTTATTAGGATGGGTTACAATCCTGAGAATTATACAAAAGACCTGATAGACCCAAGCGACCCTAGGTACAATAAGGAAGTTGGTGGCAATCAGTATTTATTATCTCCTGAGGCGTTAAATCAGGTTGAAAGTGATGGAACAGTTACTGTACTTTTAGGTAGGAATGCAAGCAACGAGGCTATATTAGAAGACGTTGTTGAGGCAGTTTATAGACGGTTACCTGAAATTAACCCTGTCTTGTATAAAAAAATAATAGCTTGGGAACAGAGAAACCAAGAAAAAAGCAGTAATTTTACAGGCAGGGAACTTTTTTCTAAGTCTTTTGTATTTAACTATTTAGGTATAGACTCTAAAATAGCAAATAACAATACAGGGTCTATTGCATTAGACGCTGATATTGCTGAGGCTTTTGACGAATTATTTATAAACGAAGAAGGCAATAACATCCTCACCGAAGTTGCCGAAATAGAACAAAGAAGAACTGACCGTGTACCTCAGGATGAAGTATTACAAATCCCTGAGACTGCCGAGGCTTATGAAGAAGGCTCTGAAGAGCCAATGGTATATCAATCAAAGCCCACAATTATTTTTAGTGAAAAACCGGGTGCACTATACTCCGGTAAAACAATAGAGGAGAATGACTATGTACAATGGACTAGCCAAGGTGTAGACCAATTTGAAACCCCTAGAAAAGTAATAGGAATAGAGCGTGACCCCGGAAGTGGCAAAATGTATGTTATGACAGAGGGCTCTACAACGGGGATTCCATTAGATGAATTAGAT